TTGTTCTAAGTTTTTTATTTTTACGTCGAAAAACCTCTAAACAAATATTTGTTTAGAGGTTAGTCTTTTTTTTTGGTTTTTTAATTTTTTTAATTTTTTTTGGTTTTTTAATTTTCTTAATTTTTTTTGGTTTTTTAATTTTCTTCTTTTGGAGACTGGTTAAAGATAAAATCTATCAGTTCTTTCTTATTATACTTCCCTTTAGGTAATCCAAGCAAATTTCCTATCTCTTTTAATTCGCTTATTTTTTTAACTTTTAGTTCCTCCATTGGATAAGTTTCCAATTCGCAGAAGTCAATCTCTTGAAAACGAAATTCTTTCTTAGCTAAAGGAACTTCAGGGACTTCAAGAGTTTCAGGAACTTGATAGTCGCCTTGACTTACTTTTTGAAAAATAAATACTCGATTTAAAAATGAGAACAATTTACTTGTATTGTTTAAATAGTTATTATTTTCACTCCATTCACTGTAGTAATCTTCGAATAATTTGGTTTCTACTATTTTAAATCCTTGTTGCTCCATTACATCTATCAAATACCGATAGTCTACGATGAATTCTGTTGTAGATTTATTAAGAACTGTATCTTCAAGAAAGACGTCGATGGAATTTCCAAATTTGCTACCTTTATCAAATTTTTTATTTTCAATTCTAAATTTAGAATTAGCAATATTGTAATCATACTTTGAAAGTTTTTCATTGCAAAAACAAGACATCATAAAATGGCCTCCAATTTTTAAATTTTTAGTATTGCTCAACAATGTATAAAGAGAACTAATATCTTTGAAAAAGTAGTGTATAGCAAAGAAACAGCTAACAGTGTCAAATGTATTATCGGTATCTATTGTTTCTTTGGCCAAGTCTTTTTGGTAAAAATTATATGTCATGTTTTTATAAATTGGGTTTTCAGTCAATTTACGACTTCTTTCCTTTGCAATTAAGATGCTTTCAGTGCAAATATCGTACCCTTCGGTATATCTGATACTATTGTCGCCCCATTTAAAGATGTCTCCGCCTTTTCCGCAAGCAAGATCAAGATGGCCTCCGCTTCCATTTTTGACAGAATATTCATCTAGAATACTTCTTTTAATCCAATTATGGAATCTTCTCATATCAAAAAAATACGTATTATTTCTTTTCTTTGATTTATTCAAATTTTCAATATCAAAAGGGCTTACAGTAAGATCGAAGTTATCAAGAGCAACTGAAACATGATTCGGTCTAGTTTTATCAGTGCGATTTCTTAAAGGAACAAACGAATTTACAGATTTGTCAAAATAGCATTCTACTATACTTAGATCTTTAAATTTATTTGAAACTTCTTTAGATACCCGTATTTTATGAATATCTGGATAATCTTCAACTTCAAATATTATATTTTTCGTTGTGTTATAAACTGAAAGAATCCAAGAATCAAACAAAGGGTCTGAATTTTCTTTTTTGATAAAAAAATCAATAGTATTCATGTTTTCAGGCTTCCATTTCAAAGGAACACCCGGATCGTTTTTTTTAAGAGGATAGCTTTGACTTACTGGAGTATATATAATACCATCAATATCTTTAGTAAAATCTTTTGATAATAATTTTACTGATAAATTGTAAATTGAGTTGCCAAAGTGATGTTTCTTTGAAAGAATTGTTGCGTGATTTAATTCTTTTACAAATTCTTCCACGATGCTGAGTCTTTTCTTTAGAAAATATTCAGTATTTCTTCTAAGATCAATCTTGTTAGAAAAGAAAATATCAAAAATATGATAAACTTCTTTAAAGTGCTCGCAATCGAAAATACTATTGTCAAATTTTTCATTTTTTAGAACAATTCCAGTAGAAATTATGTTCTGTTTAGAATCTAAACAATAAATTTTAGAATTCAATATAATTAAAAGTTTTCTAACACCGTCCAATTTAAGCGAAACAGAGTATTCCTGTGCAAGATCAATTTTTTCAGATCTAACTGGGACCGGTTGAACTCCAAAATATTTTGGAGATTTTGTCATTTTTTGAAAATTATCAAGAACATAGTTGCTTTCGCCAACTTTCATCAAATTATCAGTAAACTGAATAGCTTTAACTATATTTGATAAAAAGTAAATAAGTTCATTAATATCTGGCTTAGCAAGAATTTCGATTTCAATATCAAAATTTGTCTCGCTTTCTCCGATATCGGTTTCATTATTTGAAGCTTTAAAAATAGAAAGTTCTATTTTGAAATAACCGTGGTAAAAGATAAATCTTTTCATGGTTTTAAAATAGGTTCCCTTAGAAATAAGAATTTCACTTGAAATTTCTTTTTCAATCGAAGACGAAAAACGAATTGAGTATTCGTCAATGTCGATAGTTTCTTTTTTTTCTTTTTTAATAAATTCTTTTTTTGTGATAATTACATTATCTTCCCAAGGGAATAATAATAAATTTTCTGTTTCTCCTTGAAGATAGAGTCTTGCTCTTCCTTCAAGGTGATCGATAGTATGAGTTAGCTCGGTTTTAGAGTACTTTGCAAAAGATTTAATAAAATTAAATACTCTGTCAAATTCTGCTTTAGAAACTCCAGGAACAAACTTATTGTTCTCTTTTTTCCCAAAACGAAATTCATTTTCTCGCTGGTCTTCAAAATTTTGAAGACCAATAGAAAGACACTTAATAATTTCACTGTTAATTTGCATTGCTGATAGTTAATATCTTATTGGAATATCTTTTTAAATTCAATTTTTTTTATTCGGAATAATCACTACACTCTCCAAATAATTCTGAATCACTAATGTCTGAATCAAAACATTCAGACACAATTTCTTCTTCGGTGATGGTTTCGTCAGGAAAAGATTCTGGTAGAAGATTTATATTTTTATTTGGCACTGATTTTTTATATGCATTTTTGCATTCAGAAATTAATACTTCTTTTCTTAAATTATCCATAGTGGTTTCTCTGACATTATTAATTTTTTCTGCATTTTCATGTGTTCTTTTATAATAAATAAGTTCATTATCTATATCAACAAGTGCATTAACATCTATTTTATTTAGCTCAAAAAAGATGCCGTTAGAATTACTTGAATAATTCTTATTTTTTCCATTGGCTGTAAGCTTGTTAAAAATAGATAAATAGATAATTTCATCATTAAACTCTTCTATTTTCTTGATAATATTTTTCATAGTTTCGATGCTCTGCATTTGGGTACTGTATATTAGTTTCTTTTTTTTAAGTTCGTTACTTGGTTGGTTTAAGTATGATTAAAAAAATTATACTTATAATAAGGATAGTTATGGTTACAAGAAACACGCAAGTTCCTAGAATATAAGGCTTTATTTGACATAAAATATAGTCTATGATCGGTGAAAGTACTTCAGACTCTAACTTTTCACGCGTATTCTCTTTTTTAATTTCACAAGAAATTAAACCTATAATTTCTTCGATTATTTTATTAACAGAGCTCATTTGTTTATTGATAAAATACGAAATAAAAATAAAATTCAATCGATTATTATTTTTATTTTTAAATGACTTTTTCTTCATGTGTCTCGGGTGATCGAGATAAAATATTCGTATTAACAAAATTTACTAAATTTGCAATAACAGCTGCATCGTCCAAACTAAAAGCTCCTTTACTATTAGCATGTTCTAGAGTCTTATAGATATTTTGATAAATAACAGGTCGTGTAAGAGTAGAATCTTCTTCTTCTCCGCCTAAGACTCTGAAATTTTTATGGAGGTCAGCTCCAACTTGAATAGAGAAAATACCTGTTTCTTTATACCCTTTAGCAACATAAACTTTTAAAAGGTCATTGCATACTTTCTCGTTTAGTTCTAGGCGTTGTCCGTTAAGTGCGATAAATTGTTGTGAGCTCATTCTTTGTTAATTATTAATTGTTTTATTTCTTTAACTCCAATTTCCAAAAATATCGACAACTTAATTTTCTATTGCAATAGTATATGGTGATTAGACGAAAAAGTGTTCCTAGATTTTTACTTTCAGCCCCTAGCGTATCTTGTATTAAAAATGGTGTTTTAGATGATAAAATTAACATAATTGGGAGAATAGGCACAGACTCTGCGTACGGCGAAGCATATGCAGGGTGTTTCCCGAAAAATTGTAAAAATAGTATAGCTATCAAGAAAATACCACTCACGTATAATGAATATCTTTATAAAGACCATTCGGAAAATAAGGAAGTTTTAAATAAATCAGAATCATGGGCTGAAATATATTTCTTAAAACTGGTAGGCTCATTAAATAAGCAAAATATAATTGGTCATGTTCCTAATTATTATAAATATTATATTTGCAATGATTGCAGTTACCTCAATGAAAACATATCTAAAAAAATTCGAGCCGAAGGTAAATGTATTATACTTCCAAATGATTTAGCCGATGGAGATCTAAAATATTTTATAAATAATTATAAGCTTTCAATTTCAAAATTATTCGATTCTTACTTGCAAATATTCATGGGTATTTATGCTATTAAGAAATATTTTGGCATTCAGCATAACGATTTGCACTGGGGGAATATTTTGTTCAAGAAAGTCCCCAACGGAGTCAATAAATACACAATAAATAAAAAAAATTATTACGTCCCGAATAATGGCATGCTCTTTTTCTTATGGGATTTCGGGATGAGTACCATCCCAGGCGTTATTGAGCCTCGCAAGGCAAGTTCAAGTAAAAAAGACAATGAAGATTACTTAAGAATAATCTCCATGATGCTTCCTGATTCCCCTACTTCTGGATCAAAATCTAAAAGTTCTGTTGAATCTTTAAACAAAAATTTAGCTTTAGATACAACATACCTTATTTTGAAATCATATGTAAAAAATTTTTCTGATAAAACCAAGATGATGGAGTATTATTTAGATAAAGCTGCAGTCCCTTATAAAAAAGGCTTGGTGATTACCGGAAAGTATAATTTGGATAAAAAATTAAATACTAAAGGTCTTACCATTTACAAATAAATTTTCTAAAATAAATTTAAAATAAATTTAGAAAATTTCAACATTTGGTTCAAATGAAACATTTTTATTAGAATACTTTTTTACAGCTTCTATAGCACTTTTAGTAATACTAGAATTACCACAGATGAATGTCCCGACAGTAATATTGCTTCTCTTTGAAGAATATCCAGATAAAATCTTATTAAAGTTTGGACGCGAATAATTCATATAAATTCCCTTATTTATTGTATCATAAGTTTCCATTCTTCCTAGACTAATATCTTTTATCACCTCTGGATCATCTATAGATTCTGTGATATACAAATTGATATTAAGAATATTATCAGGAACAGTTTCTGCCACATCTGCAAAAATTTCTTCAAACCATTCTAAGTCATCTCTACTTTTGGAGACCCAGTAGATACTCATTTTTTTCTTGAAAACAGACGAATTCTCGCACGCGGCGTATTTCATGGCGAAATCTTTTATTATAGAAATAAATGGCGTAATTCCCAGACCTGAAATAATAAAAATCACATTATCATAATCAACGTGTCTAGAACAAGGAGAAAGATATGGACCATCAATTTTAATATTTACAATATCTTTGCTGTGACATAGACTTTTTACTTTTGAACTCCAATCTCCTACAGATTTGATACATAATTCTATGTTTTCCGGATTTAAACTCATACAGCTGGATATCGTAATAGGATGCCATTCTAGTTTATTAATTTCTGGAAAATTTACAAATACATATTCTCCAGGCAAGTATCTAAAAGTTCTTTCAATTTCAAGCTTGACTCCTTCTTTAAGGATCTCGATTTTTTTAATTGTCCTACTACCAAGAAATATCCTATAAGTTTTTTCACTTATGAATAATAATACAGGGACAATAATAATACTGCCAGAATAATAAGGATAACATGTACCAGATACTCCTTTTACAAAACATCCTGTCCCATGAAAAATATATGCTATAAAAAATAACACGTAGAAATTATGAGTAATTGCGAATAAGTTGTAATTATTCTTTATAAAGTATTTTATACTAAAACAGCTAATAAAAAATATAGATATCATCATAACATTACCAGTAATGCCCGCTACAGTCTTGTAATGAATATTAAACATTGTAGTTTTTAAAATTTTTGATTGTTCTATTATATAGAAATTTACAAAATGACTAGCACTGTGTATTAATGCGAAAAAAACCAGAGTAATAGAAGTAATTTTATGGAATGAAAGAAGATATTGAAAAATGTATCGATTACATCGCCCGATAAAAGACATGCTTTTTTTACACATAGGGAGTACCATGAAAACTGGGATAATTGCAAGACACATACCTGCTCCTCGCGAAATAAGGACGCTTAAACCTATCTTGTTAAGAGTTCGAAGGTCGCCATTATTTTTTTGTAAAAAAAACCCAGCCCCAAAAATCGCTGCCTGGATTGTTCCCCATAATATTAATATTTTACTCATCTTACTTTTTTATTCTTTTTTTATTTTTAACTACTGTCAATCTCCGAAAGTTTTTTGGAATGAGTGTATCTTAAAAAAAATTTCTTGCCTATATTATAAAATATAGGTGTTCCAAAAACTTTTGGTATGAGTGTAATTCTTCAAATTTAATTATTTAGATATATTAAATAATTAACTTAAATGTCAGAAAGAAAGTTCGCAAGAGTCTTAAAGGTTTGGGCTCGCTTTCTGCAAAATTCCTTACCCCAATTGAAAATGCAATTCAAAATAATATAAGTTCAGGAGGGGTAGCACTTTCAAATGTAGAAATCACGGGGGGGACCATAGACGGTGTCGTAGTTGGCTCGGATCAGCCAGGTCCGGCCAATTTTACTACGCTTCAGTCAGGAACGCCAGGAGGTATAGGATACGAAGTTTGTTTTTTTGGGTTACAGGTTGGTGACAGTGCGTGCTGGGAGCCTCAACTCGGTCTCTGGGACATTCAAGGCGACCTTGCAGTGAGAGACATTGCAGATCTTGCTAATTTAAGAATTTCGGCAAATACGATCAGTTCAACGAACAGTAATGGGAATATAAATTTGTCACCGCATGGAGTAGGGAATGTTACATTAAACAGTGGTCTGATACAAAATACAAATTCAGGCGATACAATTTTTAACAGTAATCTCGGGTCTTTTTATGTTGATACTTCTGAAATAAATTTAAGAACAAAAGAAGGCGATCTCAGTTTAGAAGCAGGATACTCTGTCCCTGTTACTAATATTACAAATATAACTACCGCTCTATTAGGAGGAATTGCAACAATTACAACAAATGGAATTAACCCTTACAATATTGGTGATAAAATAAAAATAATATCCGATGGGTTGATTGACGGGTACTACACTATAACAGATACTCCAACTCAAACAACATTTAAAATACAGTTACCTGTAGACGTATCAATACCTACCAGTCTAACTAATGGGACAATCACTCTTCAAAGTGATATTAATCTTACAGCAAAAGACTTTATAAATGTTTCTGTAGATACAAAAGTAAATTTTGGAGGAGATCAATTTATTTCTGGAAATATTTTGGGAGACATCTTCCTTGAACCAAATACTAGTAGAAGTGTGATACTTTCAGATAATACTTACTTGCAATTTAGCGAAATTGATACTGATAAAAAAATTGGAAGCGATGGGACAGATATCATTTTGGATACTGGTTTAGGAAAATTACAAATAAATGGAGATCTGTTTGTAAATGGAGAAACCACGTATATAAAAAGTACAACACTTTCTATCACTGATCCAGTTATCAATACAGGTGGTTCAGACATTCTTATAGCAGATGATCAAAAGGACAGAGGTATTTCGTCAAATTACTTTTCAGGAGGCAGTCCTAAATTAAGTTTTTTTGGAAGAAGTGCAGCTACGGGAAATTTTACATATATTCCAGATGCTACAAATAACAACGAAGTATTTACTGGTCTTATTGGAAATGCTGATTTCGCCTCGATAGAAGCTTCCTCGTTGACACTTAATGGAGGTTCTATAACAAATGTAAACGGTATCACAGGAACTGATATAGTTATCACAGGAACTAATAGTATTTCGCTGGTTTCTACAAATCTTTCAACTAGTTCTCCGCTGTTAAATTTAAATTCGACACCATCCATTGTAGATAAAGGGACTTCGTTTACTTATTTTGATACTTCTCTTAAAACTGGATTTAGCGGCTGGGATACCTCTCAAAATGCTTTTACTTTTTTAACAAATACTACAAATACAGACGGTGTTATAACAGGAACACTCGCTCCTGTAATCATGGGTGAAAGTACAATCGATGGGGATCTCACAGTTACAGGAAAAATATTAGGAGGAATTTCTACAGAAAGGCTGACCCTTACAACAATTAATGGTGATCCTCATGCTACTGTCAATGTCACATTTGTATCTGTCAATACAAATAATTCTGTTGTATTTGGAAACCTTATTTCTCCAGGATTTGATGGGTTCGTAAAAAATATAGTTATTTCTCATTTAGCTTCAGGTGCTTCTTATAGAATAGTTTGTCCTTCTGGAATTTTATTAGATCCAGGTTCCGGGACAACTGCTGCTAAGACACTTAAATTTACTAGTTCTGGACAAGGTATAAATATGATATGGGATAACACGTTGAATGCTTATATCATAATCAATGCCGGTTGCTCGATAGAATAAAAAATAACTTCAAAAACAATATATTTTTTATATATTCCTATTATAAAGGAATGGATACAGTATCAGATTTATTAAGCAGTCTAGATTCAAATACTCTCAATACTATTGTTAATTTAGGAAATCAAAAATTAAGCTCTAGTGTACCACTGGACCCCATTAAAAATTTATTTACACCTTCTGTTCCAGTTTCGCAATTACAGGCTGTTGGGGCTCCTATTACCGGAGTTGCTGCAGAATTTAAAAATGATATTGATACTCTTCGTAATATTGGTTTAGCTCTGACATCTATGTTGATTCTTTGGACTATATTTTTAGTAACAACAGAATATTTATTTAAAGATACTAAATTTAAAGACGATATAAAGTATATGAATGATATTTTATTTGGAAATTCTGGTTTCTTGAATAATTTATTTATGGTATGGGTAATTGTTCTTGCTGCAATATATGTAATTTATGGATTACAATTTCTAAGCACAGAAATTCTTTCTATAAATAAAACCATGGCTACTACCGTGAGTTCAAGTATTCCTATAATTGGTAAAATTTTAAAGTTTTTTAAATAATTTTTATTTTTGTTCTATTTGCTTTGCTCAGTATTTCAAGGCATCCTAAATCAGAAATATCGAACCCTGCTTGTTTAATTTCTTTGATATTATTTGCTTTATTTCTAGATCTAGAATACATTGTGTTTATATATGGTGACGAGAAACTTTGAGCAAGAGTTTTTTTATCTTTAGTCATCGAAATATTTATGAGATGTTCGATTATAGTATCATTTTCATATAATTCTGTAATATCAGTATAACTAAATATGTCACTTATTTTAACAGACGAATCTAGTGATATTTTTTGCTTCAAGTAATTTTCATGAATGAATAGTCTTATATAAATAGGATGTTCATTTATTAAAAGTACAATATCTTCAAGAGGGATATGGTCTTGAAATAAACTTTTTAAAATTGTATTATTATCAAGAAAAATATTTTTATTTGTTTCGCTTGAAAAACCATTAGAAATAGTATAAAGTATATTTCGAAGATCTCCGTTATATTTTATCATTTCCTTTATATTTTTCGCTGTAATTTTGATTTTTTCTTTTTTAATAATTTTACTTATAAATGAGGTAAGATCTTTTTTTAATATTTTTCCAAAAATTATACTTTCAAATTTTTTCTTAGAAAGTTTTCCAATTGTCTTATTTCCTAAAAAAATAACTGGAACTTTTGCAAGAGAATAAATATTTGAAACTGTAAGACCCTTGACATTGTCAATATCATCTATGACAATTATTCTATTTTTAGCAAAAAAACTAGGGATAATATTTTCTATGATATCTGTATTTTTTGTTTGAAGAGAATCTGAATTTATCCAGGTTGCATCAAATTTAAACTGTTTTATCAATAAATTAATAGCTGTCTTCTTCCCTACTCCAATTTCCCCCAATACTAACATAGCTTTTTCTTTTTTTCCATTTGCCCAATTAATTAAAGCTTCTTTTGCTTTTTCATTCCCAATTAATTCATCGAATGTAGTAGGAGTGTATTTTTCGATTAGATTCATTTATTTTAAATGAATACAAGTTTTTAAATAGATATTTTTTTCAAGAGTAATATTAATATGTCTTCATCGAGATTAAACGAAATTAACTCGAAGACATCTACATTAAATATCAATAATATAGACTCTGGCAATGTCACGCTTGTAAAAGGAGGCGGAAATATTGGTATAGGAGGAAATCCTGGAACTGCTCTCCTTGAAATTCATGGCACAGTAAATAACACAGACACCACTGATGCTTCGAGTAGTTCAGTTGGAGGAGCATCTACCATCGCTGGGGGGCTTGCTGTCGGAAAGAAATTGTTTGTTGGCAACAATACGAGTATTTCTGGAACTTTAGATATGAATAGTAATAAAATTCTTAATCTTTTAGATCCAAGTACAGGGACCGATGCTGCTAATAAAAACTACATTGATAATACAATTTCAGAACTTTCTAGTAAGACTCCTGTTAGAGCCGCTACTACGGTTGCTGGGACTTTAGCTAGTTCTTTTGTTAATGGGAGTATTATTGACGACGTTACACTTGTTACAGGGTATCGTATCCTTATTAAAGACCAAACTGTAGGGTCAGAAAATGGTATTTACACGGTTAACACTGTTGGCGCACCTACTAGAGCACCCGACTTCGCGGATGGTTCTAGGCAAGGAAGTAGTTACTGCTTGATTAGTCAAGGAACTGACAACGGAGATTCTTTTATAATGTGCACTAATGATCCTAATGCTGATCTTGTAGGAACTGATTCGCTTGTATTTGCTAAAATTTCAGGAGGAAGCGGGGGAGTTGTCCCTGATCCAGTAATTTTCAGCGACGCAGCTAATAAAAATTATGTTGATAATACAGTTCTGGGATTACCTGCTAAGACTTCAGTCAGAGTTGCTACTACGGTTTCTGGGACTTTAGCTAGTTCTTTTGCCAATGCTTCAGTAGTAGACGGCATCATACTTGTTACGGGGTATCGTATTCTTATTAAAAACCAATCAAGTGGTGTAGAAAATGGTATTTACACAGTTAATGCGAGTGGAGCACCTACTAGGGCATCCGACTTCGATACTGCGAGTAGTCAAGCGTCGAGTTACTGTCTTGTTCAACAGGGAACAGTTAACGGTGATACTTTTCAAATGTGTTCGAATAATACAGGTACTGCCATTGTCGGTACTAACGCTCTTACGTTTGCTCAAATTTCAGGAGGCGGTACTGCCCCTACCGGAACTGCTACTGCATATTCAACAGATGATATACCTAATCCTGTACTTTTTGCTTTATTAAATAATAATGGGACTCCTATAAATGTGACTGGATTTACATTTCCTAATAGCATGTCATTCATTGCTCAAGTATTTATAAGAATATCAGCTACTACTGCACTAAACCAGCAATCAGAAATCAGAGGAACTAAGACAGTAGGAGGATGGGTTATTACAGAAAGTTATGTAGGAGATAATACGGGGATTACTTTTACTATAACAAGTTTAGGACAAATTCAGTATACTTCGCCGTCTTTTACTGGATTTACTGCGGGTAATAGTACATTTAGAGCATCTTGTATAGGAGTAACTGACGCTCTCCCTGCAGTCCCGGGTTCTGGTACAACTTTGGATGACATTTACGTCCCTATAACATTTACTGGAGCTAATAATACTGCTGTAGCTGATAATGTAACAAGTTTTACTTTTGCAAATAGTACTACTTTTACAGCACAAGTTCATGTAAAAGTAGTTGCTACTACAAGTTTATTTGCTCAAGTAGAATTGAAAGGAGTTTATAATACCGTAGGAAGTGCTTGGTATATGACTGAAAATTACATCAATGACGATACAGGTGTTAGATTTAGTATAACTAGTTTAGGGCAAATTAAATATACATCATTGAATTATACTGGATTTTCTTCTCTTACTATAAAATTTAGAGCACTGACCACAGGTCTTTAAATTTATTCCTACATACTGCATCAAAAATGTCTTCGCTTAAATCTATATCCATAATTTTTCCATCCTATTTTAGATAACTAAATATTTGATTTTTTTTTATTCTCTTATTTTAAAGCCAGAGATAATAGTAGATAATAAATATGGCACTAAGATCATTTATACAGCCTTTTAAAGTATCAGACGCAACTAACTCTACGAGTAATACTACAGGAGCTATTACTGTATCCGGGGGTATAGGAGTAACTGGGAATATCCAAAGTAATGGGTATCTCGGGGTTGGAGGAGCCGTAGGAGATGCTACTTACCCTCTGAATGTCACTGGAGCAGCTAAAATTTCAAGTTATTTAGGGATCGGCGGGGCTATAGGTAGTAGCACTTACCCGGTAAATGTCACCGGAGATATCAATGTATCTGGGACAGCATCTGGAAGCGCTATAAATTATAATGTATTAAAATTAAATACAGGGTATTATGCAGGATTTAATACTCTTTCAGGAAATTCTACTTATCATTG